AAGGTGACCGTCCGTATATACTGAGGAGTTACACGTAACCCACAGTACCAATCGGCACCGCAGCTCTCTCTGAAAGGTCCACAGACAAACGATTTCTCGGGATTAACCTTAAAACCGCTGAATCGGAGGACCTCAAGGAGAAGAAGTGCGCCATTATCCTCAATGATGATGTCGTCCCCATAACAACTGGAGACAGCACCACCCGTGAGGGAACGCACCGCTTCACAAAGAGACCAAAAGATCAAGGTCTCTAAAGAGAACGTGAAGCCATTCCCCATGCTGCTAAATTTCTCGTAGCAGACATGTTCCCCCTTAATAACACCGGTATGACACCGGATATCATCAAGGAAGAGGAACCAATCCCAGGGTAATAGCCACTTGACAAGCTCTGTTGAGAGCGAGTCAGATGCTTGGGACAGGTCGAGGGTGGAAACGCTATCACCCAATGGCATTAAGGAGCCTCGAAGAGCCAACTTCTGGTTCCGAGACTGATCCTCGATGTCATTACCGAACTCTTTAAGCCTACTTGCGATATAGGAATGAACCCCTAGTTGCAAGCAGACGTTAAGAGCCGGCTCGATGGCTATAGTGCGAAGAGAACGCGCGTCCTTAGGGACGAACGTAATCCGATTGCTTTCAGCTGTGACATAGGGAACACTGTACCGTCTCTTTTCCCAGTCGACTTCAGCGTGAAGCTGAAGCCAAGCAGGAGACCCCTCGACCAGCATTCGGGCATAACTTCTTGCCCGATCTGTAACCGCGAGGTCCGTATCTCCGAGCTTAAACGGCAAGGAAACACGGAAACGGTTATGTGTCCCGATGCTAACACCGCCACCGGGCCTGCTAGAATCAATAATCCGATCTAGTTTGGAGTCCGTAAGGACCCCCAGGACACGGTGAACCATCCCACGAGCCCGGGTATAAACTACCCTCACAACCTCTGGCATCCTATTCGGATGCTTCGAGAAGAACCGTAGGCGCTTATTTGTCAGCCGACAGCGGAGTTCTGCCTGAAAGAAATCAGACAGAGACTTACGCTGACGGCTAGACGAATTCCCAGTAAAGGGAACTTTTGTCAGAAGAGCGGTAAATTGCTTCCTGGCAAAATAAGCGGGTGCCGACCCGAACTCGGGTCGGGCAAATGCATCACAAAGCACTTTACCACGCTGATAGTCCCCTGCCGCAATGGCAGAGAGGATGACTTCAGCCTCACTGTGGTCAGTACCGGTGAGATTTGCAGCGGCGAAAAGCCGGGCCACCTGTAATGGTGACGTGTCCAGCCTGGAATTGCAACGATTCCTTTTACTTTTCATAACAACTCCGTTTATGAAATGGCTGGTTTCACTAACTAAGCGCAAGGCTTAGCTAATGGGCAGAATGCCCTTCTTCAACGCGTCAGTGAAAGCGGCGTTGAAAACGAGCGCCTGCAACAGGTCGATCGCGTCATCAACGACGGATTCCGGTTGGCTGAGAGGCCAACGGAGCCCGACGTCAATGATGACCGTCCCGGCTTGGACGTCGCAACACCCCTCGGTTTCCACGCGACTTGCAAGGGCGATTTTGAGACCGCTCCGGGCTACGCCCGGAGAATCTTTGGTCGTCTGTGCAGGGGTCACGAGGAAATCGATAACCTCCGGCGTGAGCCGGGTGTGGTCAGGAGTGGTGAAACTCGCCTTACCACCGGCATACAAGCCGGCAGGGGTGAGCACAACAGTTGCTCCGCCAGTCATGGATCCGCCAACATTGGCGAGGTTCATGATAACTTCCTTATCGAAGATACGAATAGACTCTCGAGCGGCCCTGAAGAACTAGGGCTACCAGATCGACTATTCGTGCTACGGTGAGTCTTGGGTTCCAAGACGGAAGAGTACCAGGATCTGGTACCCGCGTATATCGCTTGACCTTCAGTCTGGTCTCGCGACCGGTATCACCTCCAGACTCCGTTGAACTAGCCCAGGAAAGCGTTGTATACTGGGTAAGCTCGTAGTCGTCCTTGATTGATACCATCGACCCGAGCAGTTTAGCCCCACTAAAGGGACTAACTGCTTCTAACCACGTACCGACTCCTATGAACCAATCTACAACGAAAGAGTACGGAACGAGTTCCCAGGCGGTGACGATGGGGTCAAACCCATAAATCGCACCATTCCCGAGAGGCTCGGCCCACGCTTTTCCGCGATAGATCCTGGATCCTGTCAATATCTCAGTAACGGAGTAGCTTAACGCTCCAACGTTACCGGTATATGTCAGGGAGTCGGACAGGTCGACCTGCGTTGTGCTAGAACCGCGGCAGATGGACTTCTCGTCGAACGACGTTTGAAGCGCTTTAACAGCGTTCCGTACGTCATACATCAGAGGCCTCCATCCGTAGCGGTACTCAAGCCAGTAGCTAGTGAAGAGGTCCAGAATAGCGGCAGGATTTCTCAAGCCTCTACTCCGAGCTTTCCTCCTAGCGCGGGTCGCCGCTTTAATGGCGAACCCGTTGACTTTGCTCCAGCGGTCCCTGAACATGGCAGCTGTCTTTTTCAATTCAGCAGCCCAGGTGAGAGCGTCAAAAACGGCGCTCTTAGCGTCAGCAATTGCTGCGTTAACCACTTGAGCGGTGATAGTTGGATCATCACCTGGCACAACGACTGTCCATGGAGTGAGCGCCCACGAGGGCCCAATACTCTGATCGAGGTAGCACGTTCCGTTAAAACCGGAAGAGTGCGTCCCTGTACCAGGTATACGGGTCTCTGTGGTCGTTCGTATATCCACGGGGTTTAACGGCAGAAACTTGCCGCATTCAAGTAGAGAATAGAACCCCGGAGTAACGACATCGGTAATTACCTTTGTCGTAAGCACACCAGTGAGACTTGTGGAACTAGTGACGGTTGTCCAACCGCCGCCACACCCACTGTTTCGGTGCTGATTTTCCCTGACATTCGTCGTGGAAAACCCTCCGGTCGTAGTACTACGAGTTCTCATCGCCATTGCTCCAAAGAAAGGCCTTCGCCCTTCACTGGGCAAGGACACGCGGAACATCCGCGCCTGGCCAAGGCAACCAGCCTTGACTAAACGTCCCTACCCTCGTCCCTTTCAGGATAATCAGAATCACGTTCGTAAAGCTTTCGAAGCTTACGATAGCGCAGCTCGGCGAGCATAGCCTCAGAAGATATCTCGTCTACACCGGAATTAGGAGACCGGATAAGACGGATAATTCTGCGGATACGCGAACAGAGAACGCATCGAGTCTTTGTTGGCTTTCGTAACATGATCCTGACTTCCTGATGGGGACGGGG